CAAAAAGTGATAAACGAGATAGCGGCAGCAATAGAAAATGTATGAAAGCGTTCTACTATTCTTTATACTGCTTTACTTTGTTTATTTTCGTAGGTAAAATGGTTTTATATTTATTAATTAAAGGAGAATTATCAGATGTCAAAACAATACAGTAACTTTGCCATTTGGCTAACTCACCCGAACGGTAGGAAACAACTAGTTTGGGAGAAAACAGTCGAGGGTGATACTTTACTAGATAAAGATATGGATAGGTGTGTCGAGCAACTTACAGACGCAGGTCATAATGTTGTCGGCAAAAGAGTAATCTTCGGTTCTGAGGGTTTATATCATAATTTAGATGATAGGCTCGGCAAACCGAAACAAGTTTCAATGGAGGATATATATGAAGGATAAAAACGATTTGTATGTACTTTATATACGATTTAACGAAGAAGCTAACGGTACTGACGGTGAGACTAAACGAATGGCTAAGTTTGTGACACTAGACCAAGCGGCAGAAATTATCGAGCATTACGTAGAGCTATGGAGATTGGTTATGGAATCACCCGTAGAAAACCAGACTAAAGCAACTATCGATTATTACGGTGCAGATATATGGACTGAAGACGATATATTACTCGGCTACGAAAGTGGTACTATTTATGCTCGACCCGTGTTCGACACCGAGAGACCTACGATGTATTATAAAGGTGAAGACTATCATACTGATACTGTCTGGGCACCTGTGGATTGGGACGAATAATGGAACTTATAGTTTGGGAAAAAGGAGTACAAGATATTAAGTATCTTTGCGATAGGTGTAAGAAACAAGTCTCAGAAGATGACGGTTTATGGCAAGTACGCGAAGGTTCGTATTGCCGAACGTGTTTTGGAATAAAAAGGAGAAGACCAAATGGATAATATAAAATGTGACGAATGCGGGAAACCCGCGATAGTTAAAGAAGACGGACTATTTCTTTGCGGTCTGTGTTCCGCTATCATAGCTAGAAATACTGATAAACTATTGAACAATGAGTGTACCAGTGAGATATAAATACGAGAAAGATATCGAGTATGGCTACGATAGAACAGGAGCGTTAGTACAAATACATATTATTACTAACGAAGACGATAGGAGAAAAAGACAAATACAATTATTAAAGGAGGGGTCGTTAGACCTCAGTACATGAATTTAAAGACCTACGCTGTTATAAGCACCTCGAGGACGCTGGTTGATGCGATATGATGCTAAACAACACCTCAGCGTAGGCACTAATTTACGAGGCGGGTGCATATCCTTCCAAAAAAGCGATAATTCTCCCTATAGCACTCGCCTCACCAACGGAGAGAAAAAATGACTAATATAAATAAACTACTAGAAGCTGATAGTATCGAAGTAATTATGGAAAACCATTATGATAAAACTTTGATAGGTATTATTGATACCGATAAATTTGAAACTACTGAAGCATTGACTGAAGAAGTTGAACGTATCGTAGATGACTATATGTATGACGAAGACGGCAACCTTGTTAATGGTGAGGGTGGCTTTCCAGTTATTAAATCAGGTGATTTAGAATTTATACATTTAGGAAATGGCTACGAAGCTAGATAAAAAACCCACTAGGATAATTTGGGTAGAGGAAACCCCTTGTGGTTGTGACCGTGACGCTTTTACTGATGAAGAATGGTTAGACCCTAATGAACATGGTTGCTTGAACGAAGACGGCACTTGGAGAGAAGACTGTTTAGATGATTGTTAATTATGAACTTTGTACTCGATTACCTTCGATTAGAAGATAAAAGACCCGAAAATATTCGATTACCGTACGAATGTGAGTGGTGCGGTGATAACTATGGCGGACGAAAAAGAAAGTATTGTTCACCGAAATGTAGAGAAGAAGAACATATACATCTATTAAGAGAACGTACTCGCCAAAGAGCTATAAAACGACAACAAAAAAGACTAGCCCTAGAAAAAGAAAAACGCGATAAACGAATGGCTGCTCTAGAGAAAGAAATGCAGCGTCTACTCGCTAACGAGTTTTATTGTCTACAGTGTGATAAAAAACTAGAAGGTTCTAAACGAAAGTTTTGCGATAGTAAATGCGATACTCTATATAGAAATTCATTAATTAACAAACAAGTTTCTAAAACTGACGTCAGTAAAGAAGAAGGTAGCAAACAAGTCTACATCGACCCGAAAGAATATGGTCATTGTAATCTAGGAGTTATAGAACCAAATAATCCATTTGTAGTCTACGATTTAAATGACGGTCTACCTCAAGAAGATATATACGCATTGAAAACCTCGATGAGGCAAGGTATAGAAGACGCTAAAAAGATAGAAGCTAAGAGGTTGCGAAAATCCCTTGTAAAATCCTAGTATGGTAGATTCAAGCTTTCCAGTACTGTTTTACTTTCGCTTTGTTCGTACCTATAATTATATTAAGCGTTTAAGAATTAACTTAGACTTTACGAAAAGGAGATTATCGTGGAAATAAAAAACACTATTAGAGATACCGAGTTTTACGACGTTTTCTTATACTTCGACGACATTCGTGCAAAGACTACATTTGGCGAAGGTAGATATATAGGAAAAATGGCAGTAGATTCGATAATTTTTCTAAGTTTTGAGCCAATCAGTAAGATATTACTGAGAGACTCGAAAGATAGATGGTTCAATTATGTAGAGCCCATGGAAATGAGTTATATGTTAGAGCCGATTGATAAACCTACATTTATTAAGGGAGAAGTATAATGAGTGTAACAAATTTAACCAACTATAGAGTGGTTGACGGGGTCGAATGTGTTGGAACATTCGATAGAGAAGAAACTATCAGTATCGGATATCAAGACGAGATAGGAGACGGAATGGAAGATTTTTTCCATATATCTGACGACGGGGTGACTTGTTGGCAGTCATTGATAGACCACATAAGAGAGACTTTACCTTGTGGATTTACTTTAGATACAATCGAGGTGGGCTAATGGCTGATACGAGAACTACCGAAGAAATGTACGAGTATGTACAAACAGAGCTTGATAAACATCGAGTAGACGAGTGGCATTCAGTATATCCATTATCAGAAGATGGAGCTTGTTTGCTAGATGACATAGCAGAGGCAGGTCATCCATCGATTCCTTTCGGAGTTAATGGATTAACATTACATGATACGATGTCGATAGAACCGAAAAGTGGAGTCACTACTGTAGCTCACTCGATACTGTACGAAGACGCAAATTATATTTACAACATATTGAGTGTACATTCAGGAGACCTACATGCATGTCATATAGCTCAAATTACGAGACACGACAAAGAAAGAAAAGAACCAGTGCAAGGCGAGACTTTCGGAGTTACGGAGTCCGCGATTTATTACGACGAGAATGGAATGTAAGATTTAAAAACAGGGACTGCATTTTAGGCATACTCTACAAAAACGAGAGCGATTGACTCTACAGGCTAAGAAGCCAAGATAATAAATAGAGCACCTAAGACCAGTACCAAAATTCGAAGCCCCGACTATCCCCCCTGTCGGGGTTTCTTTTTATGCGGTAATCGCTTCGCGGTTCGGCTTTTCGGTTACTTTCGACCTAATCCCCTTTATAATATATATTAAGGTTTAGGAATTAACTTAGACCCGTAAACGAAAAATGGAGAATTTATCGTGAAAGAAACAAAAATATATAAGACAGGAATGATTCACCCTGAAATATTTGAATCAAACGACCCCGAAAAACTAAGAGTAGAAAGTGTGATTAAGAGTATTACGAGTCACTTGACGGACTCGGATATGATAGGTTACCACTTCGACGAGTATGAGGCACACGATGAGGAACACTATGAAAATCTGATGTCTGATTTACCGAAAGACGCGAAATGGCACACTATCTACGATAGTTGTTATTTTCCTGTCTCTGACGGTGGTTCGTATAGTGTTATCGAAGTGGCTTATTCTACTAATCGAGATTTCTACTATTTAGCTTTATCTTTGGGTGGTTCTTTGGGTAGTAGTGCTCTTACTGAGTATTTCAAAATTCCTATAAATGGTAAGTGGGCTTTTTCGGCTTAATCTAAAACTATCTACTAAATACCCTCGTTCCGCTGTCCGTGGTTCGGGGGTATTATTTTATTCGTATTAGTGTTTTTAAAAATAAAATTTTTTACTCAAAGAAATGTTAAAAACTACTAATATCTCTAATATTCTAATAGAATCGAGCTAGAGCACAGTATTTTATTGGATTTCTTGATTTAGCAAAACTAATAGATTTTCTATTAGTTATTAGAAACTATGGTAAGATTTACCAGAGGGCATGAGAATTTGTTTTTATTTGATAATAAAATCTAATAGAATAATAACACTACTGGAGCGAGGTATTATATGAAACAACTAACTTACACACCGTTACAACCTACAGAAGACGGTAAAGGTTTCATAGACGAAAAGGGTAAGATTTGGCAACCATTAAATTCTAAACAAAAGAAATTTTGTAGGGAATACTTCAAAGGGCAAACAGCAACGGAAGCCGCGATAAAAGCAGGATATACAAAGGATAGGAAGGGGGCTAAGACTCAGGGCAGTGTACTACTGAATCATAACCCACTCGTAAAGAATTATCTCATTGACTTGGAAATAGCAGCCGCGGAACGCGACCAGATTTCCTTAGAGAATCATCTCGGGACTCTACACGACCTCAGGGAAGAAGCCAAGGACCAAGGACAGATATCCGCTGCCATCACAGCAGAGGTACATCGAGGCAAAGCGGGTGGACTCTACATCGATAGACGCGAGGTATTGACTGCAAAGATTGATTTGATGTCCAAAGATGATATACTCACTCGACTCGAACAATTAATAGAGAAACGTACAGGCGGTCGAATCATCGAAAACGAATCGTAGTCTACTCTATCGCTCTACTCTATCTATCGGTCCGTCAATCCATTTACACTAACACTTCCACGAATCTAAGATTTCTGGAGCCTCAGGAAAACGCAAGGGCTAATCCAGGACTCATTTTAGTGCTTTACTTTCTTTGTAATCCAGGCAATAATATACCTAAGTAGTAAATGGGTTTACTACTATTAACTAAAACGAAAAAGGTGATTAAATTGGAAACAATAGATAAAAACTTTAAAGCAGGTGCCCAAAAGGGTTCGACTAACTATAACCAAAAAGTGATTTTGGTAGCTACTCCGAAAGGAAAATTTCCACCCCAAGCTGGAAAAATAATCGAGGCATTACTAGCCGCTAAAGATTATACTTTGACTGTGGGCGAATTAGTCGGAGTTGACGGTAGTAAAGAATCTGCCTTAGAAAAAGTTGGATTGGAAACAGTCCAGACTCCTATGGATATTTGGAGTCATTACAAACCTAGATTACTAAAAGAAAATCTAGTTAAACTCGGTTAATCTTTAATCGTCTTAAAAGGGTGGCTTCGGCTGCCCTTTTTTGTGCTCTACTCTAGTCTACTCTATCCGTCGCTCTACTCTATCGGTCGGTCTACTCTACATTTACATTTACTCTACACATACACTAACATTCCCACAGAATCCCAGGAATCCCAGGAATCCCAGGAATCCGAAGAATCCAGGAAAATCTTAGAAAATCTTAGAAAATCATAGGAATATATATAACTGTTTATTATATTAACTAACTATATATATAGCTAAATAATTAGTTAATTAGTTATTTAGGGTATTTACATACATATATATTTTTGCTTTAATTACATTATGGAAAACAAAACAAAAGGAACTGCTACTCCTACAAATGTAGCAAAAAGAGGGGTTAGCAAATACGCTAACAGAGTTAAAGCTGGTAAAAGTGCTATCAATCCTAAAGCAACATTATCTCTTAATGATAGTGCTTTAGATAAGGTATTTGAAAAATTACCTGCTCAGATACAACATATAATTTCTATATGTTCTAGTTATGGTGGTGTTGCTACTATTGAACAAATAAATAATGCTTGGGTTGATGAGCGTATGAACGCTAATGAACAATATACTCAAGATGTATTTACTGTTCTTGGTCATTACCGAAATACAGGTATTAAAAAGTTAGATAATAAAACTATCTTTCAGCTTGAACTTGTAAAACTTAACTAATTAATTAACTAACTAAAAAGGGCTAGTATTGGAGGTACTAGCCCTTTTTTTATATCTATTTTATATAACTAAAAAGTATATACCCCCCTATTGACTAGCGGGGGTCCTGCCCTCCGCCACACCTTAGATACGCACCCTTAATTGGAAGTAGTTTACAAATAAGTCCCTATGAAAAAAATTTTGCGAAAAAATTTTTGCAGATTATACTTTCGGCATGGGTTTTAAGATGAGCTTAATTTTAGGAGTCCTATTGGTAGCTACTGTGGCGGGGTCAGCAGGATATATAAAATACTTACATGAACAACTTGCTATTGCCTTAGGTAATCAGATAGTATTAGAATCTAAAATAGAGGAGCAAAACGAATCCATAGATAGATATATAGAAAATCAAAAAATTACGCAAACTAAAATAAATATGTTAGAACGAGAAAAAGCAGAAGCAGGAAAAGAAGTAAAACGTTTACGTAAGATTTTTAGTGAACATGACTTAGGTAATTTAGCTTTAAATAAACCGAAGTTAATAGAAAACATAATTAATAAAGGAACTAAAGCAGCTATGGACAAATTAGTCAATCTCTCCTCACCAAAGTATGAAAATACTGATAATCTCCTTGACTAGTTTGTTTGTCTTCGGAGGCTGTACACTGCTTCCGAAGACCCCAGTAGAAGTAAAAACTATTGCTAAACCTGCACCTTTGTATCATCCTCCGTTACCCCCCGAAATAGAAATATTACCTGTCAACTGGAGGGTTATGACACCAGAGCTTATGGAAGAATATTTAGAAATGTTTAAAAAAGGAGACGCTCCTGCTATACCATATTATTCTTTAACGACTCAGCAGTATGAGAACTTGTCGTCTAACGTCGCGGACATTACCAGATACATTGAGAATATTTTAAGTATAATAAAATATTACAGGAGTTTAGATGAGGAAAAGCAAAAAGAAGGAGGAGCCGAGTAATCAATATTTAGAAGTTATTAATAATAAATATTGTTACTTTGGACCTGATTACAAATTTACCCTTACAGATGAGAAATACCATAACTATGCAACATTAGTTATAAATCCTTCTCATATAAAAATTGTTAAAAACGAAACTAGCAAAAGTAACCAAGAGTTAAAACAACAAATAGTTAATGATTGGTTTATAGAAGAAAACGAAAGTACTAGAGATAGGAATAATCGTAAAGCTAGAGAGAAAAGGAATGGGAACTAAAACTTATATACACGTAAACCAACATAAAATAAGAGCTAATAAAAAACATGGTACAAATGAACCAGTTATTACTATTAAAAAAGGTAAAACAAATACATATTGTCACGAAGTAAAAATATTAGGAACTAGTACTGTTAAATACGGTGGTAATGAAAAACCAATCTTATCTTGCGGTGCACGGGTCGTGATAGAAACAGAAGGACAAGTTGAAGTAGTTAAATAAAATACAATGGGAACTAAAACTTGTATATCTTGTGGTAAAGCTAGAAATACTAATAAATTTGTTAAAAATTTTAAGTTAAAGAACGGTCAGCCAGGATTTCGTAATGTATGTAGAGAGTGTGACTCGTTAAGAAGGAATAAATTTATAAGTAGTACACCTTATGTTTATTTAACTAAAGTACATACTCAATCTAAAAGTAAACGTTCCAAAGATATGGAATGGTCAATAACTGCGGAAGACCTACATGATTTATGGGATGAACAAGGTGGGCGGTGCGCTCTCAGTGGTGTATTTATGACCTACGGTAAAGACGGGAATGGTGCTAAAGAATTTAACGCGTCCATAGATAGGATTGATTCGTCAAAACCTGTATATTCACGGACCAACGTACAACTGGTCACGTACCGCGTAAATATCATGAAGCACACACTGACCGAGGACCTCTTACTTTGGTGGTGCCGTAATCTTATAGCCAAACACGACAAAATCGATTAATATAAATCGCGACATTAACACCACCCAAGTGTTAAAGTACTTTACTTATGGCTGAACCACAATTTAAACCAGCGAGACCACCTATAGAGCAATTTCTATCAGATGTTCGTGGTCAGGGAATATTACAAACTTTAAACCCTAATTTAAAAAACGACCCAGTATTTCAAAGAGTTTCTTCAGTTTTAGACGCTATCGTACCAAAGCCTGACGACCCGTTGTCCGTCGGTGGTGGAAAAGTAGCTGCTGGATTTTTTAGTAATTTACCTACACCGTTAGCTAAAAAAGTAAAAGCTACGATGAAGAAAATAGAAGATTTAGAATTAAAAGTAAAAAGAGAACGAGCAGCATTAAAATCGGATGGAAGACCCGCTTCTACAGCTTTAGAAAAAGCGGAAAACTCATTAAAAGCCCAAAACAAAAAATTAGATAAACTGTTTGAAGAGGGTGGTGTAAAAGGTCCTCCTCAAGTAATTAAAAATAAAGAAGAACAATTAGCCGAAACATTAAGAAAAGATAATCTATATCACGGTGGTATAGCAGGATTAAAAACTGAAGCGGGTGAACCATTTTTAAAAAGACCATTAGCAGCTACGGATGATTCAGGAGTAGCTTTATCAACAGGTGGTATTTATTCGGTATTAAATGTTGATGACCCTAGATTTTTTAATTTTGCTGGTAGAAATATCAACCCTAATAAAGCAGGTTACGTAGTTTCACCTGAGTTAAGAAGAACGGTAGACGCGGCAGATATGCCAAAAGATTTACAAAACAAATTATATAATAGATTGTCTGAATTACAACAAGTCGATGACTTCGGAGGACTAACTCCTTTAGAAAGATATACTTACTTTAATATTGCTAAAATTTTAGGCAAAGAACCGATTAAAGGTTCAGGATTAGTTCCAGGAGTGTTTCAAAAAGAAACTGGAGATATTTTCAGACAAGAAGGATTCGATTCTATATTATTCCCCAGACGACCTAAGTTCAAAGGTGAAGGTCAAACTTTAATATCTGTTGCTGACGACAACTTGCGTATAGCGGATGAAATAAAGTATGATGAGGTCGCTGATTTTATTAGAAAAATGACTAAAAAATAAAATGCCAAGGAAAAAAGAAAAGTCAATTAGACGTACTACAGGTAAAGGCGGTAATTATAGACCGACTAAAGCTGGTGCGGGTATGACTAAAAAAGGTGTTGCTGCTTATAGACGTAAAAATCCTGGAAGTAAATTAAAAACTGCTGTTACAGGTAAAGTTAAAAAAGGTAGTAAAGCTGCAAAAAGAAGGAAGTCATATTGTGCACGTTCAGCAGGACAGATGAAGAAGTTTCCGAAGGCAGCTAAGAATCCTAATTCAAGATTAAGACAAGCAAGACGAAGATGGAAATGCTAAATGCCAAAACATAGTAAAAAAGGTAAAAGTAAACGTCCAGGATTATGGGCGAATATTCATGCAAAACGTAAACGTATAAAAGCTGGTAGTAAAGAACGTATGCGTAAACCAGGAAGTAAAGGTGCCCCAACTAAAAAGAATTTTAAACAAGCAAGGTCAACATCTAAGAGAAGGAGGTAGATATGGCTGAAAAAAGAGCAAAGAGAAAGAAAAAAGCTGCTAAAAGTGGTGCTAAACCAACTAACCCAGCTTTGTATGCTAGAGTAAAAGCAGAAGCTAAACGTAAATTTAAAGTTTACCCTTCAGCATACGCTAACGGTTGGTTAGTAAGAGAATACAAAAAACGTGGCGGTGGTTACCGTAGTTCCTAATGGCTAAACCTAAAGGCGGATTAACTGCTTGGTTTGGTAAAGGACCAAAAGGCGATTGGGTAGATATAGGAGCACCTAAGAAAAAAGGTAAGTTCCAAAAATGCGGTCGTAAATCTGCTAAAGGTAAATCTAAAAGGAAATACCCTAAATGTGTTCCACGAGCTAAAGCTAGAACTATGACAGCTGCACAAAGAAAAAGTGCGGTACGTAGGAAAAGAGCAGCAGGGAATCCAGGAGGCAAACCCACTAACGTAAGAACTATTGTTAAAAAGAGGAAAACTAATGGCAGAAAAAAGAAAAAAGCGTAGTAAATTAAAACAACTTACACAAAGACAAAAAGATACTTTGAAAAGACATCAAAAACATCATACGGCTAAACATATGACCGAGATGAAAAAATTGATGAGAGCGGGTAAGACTTTTGGACAATCGCATAAAATTGCGATGAAAAAAGTAGGAAAATAAATTGCCTGAAAACTTCAGAGAAAGACTTCAGGCTTTAAAAGAAATTGATATTTCTAGTTTTTCTACAACAGAAGCAAAAGAATTTACACTGCTTTTAGAACAACTAGAAAAAAGAGAACATCAAGAAAACTCCACTAAAGATTTTTTAGGTTTCGTAAAAGCAATCTGGAAAGATTTTATTTCTGGAGACCACCACGTAAAAATGGCAAAAGCATTTGACGATATTGCTACGGGTAAATTAAAAAGATTAATTATTAATATGCCTCCTAGACATACTAAGTCTGAATTTGCTTCGCATTTATTTCCAGCTTACTTATTAGGTAAAAATCCTAAACTAAAAATTATTGAGGCAACACACACCGCTGACCTTGCAGTCAATTTTGGTAGAAAAGTTAGGGACTTAATTGACGGTGAAGATTATGCAGAACTTTTTCCTGAAACAGAACTAAAAGCAGATAGTAGAAGTGCAGGAAAATGGCTTACTAATAAAGGCGGTGAGTATTATGCCGCAGGTATCGGGGGTGCTTTAGCAGGAAGGGGAGCAGATTTGTTTATTATTGATGACCCACATTCGGAACAAGACGCTATGTCGGATAAAGCATTAGAAGAAGCATACGAATGGTATATGTCTGGACCTCGACAAAGGTTACAGCCTGGAGGTGCAATAGTAATAGTTATGACCCGTTGGAATAAAAAAGACTTAACGGGTAGGTTAATTAAGAAAATGGCACAAGAAAAAGGAGCTGACCAATGGGAAGTTATTGAGTTCCCCGCGATTTTACCTTCAGGAAAACCATTATGGAAAGAATTTTGGAAATTAGAAGAACTTGAAGGTATAAAAGCGTCAGTAAGTCCGTCTAAATGGGCGGCTCAATACATGCAAAGACCTACGGGTGAAGGTATTTCTATTATTCCTAAAGATTGGTTTAACGTTTGGGAAGAATTAAAACCACCAAAATGTGATTATTTAATACAAAGTTACGATACTGCGTTTTTAAAAAGCGAAAGGTCAGACTTTACAGCTATAACAACGTGGGGAGTTTTTTATCCAGAAGGTAAAATAGGTGAAGAAACGTATTCTGGTGATGAAGCCCACTTAATTTTAGTAGATTGTATAAAAGAAAGGTTTGATTTTCCAGAATTGAAAAACGAAGCATTACGTTTATACGAATATTGGCAACCCGATACAGTAATTATTGAAGCAAAAGCGTCAGGTATACCTTTGGTACAAGAACTTAGACGTATAGGTATACCCGTAAATACATTTTCTCCAGGAAAAGGTCAAGATAAAATAGCAAGATTAAATTCTGTATCACCTATTTTTCAAGACGGTAGAGTTTGGGTACCCGATAATAGGTTTGGTGAAGAACTTATGGAAGAAGTTAGTGATTTTCCAGCAGGAGAAAATGATGATTTAGTAGACGCTACAACTTTAGCACTTGCTAGATTTAGAGAAGGTGGCTTTTTGAAGTTATCAAGTGATTATTATGACGACGAGGATTACTTTCCTACTTCAAGGGTTTATTATTAAGTAAATAAAGATTATGATTTCGGACTATGGCTATTGAAAAATCCCCTTTAGAGTCATCTATGGAAGATGGAACTCCTATCGAGATAGAATTAGAACAAAACTTAGGAGAACCTGACGGTAGTAAAACTTTTTTAGTACAAGAAGACGGTTCTTTTTTAGACGCTGACGAATTCGAAGAACAAAGTAGAATTGAGTTCGGTGAAAATATAGCAGAATCACTAGATGAAGGAGAACTAAACGAAATAGCTTCAGAATTAACTTCACTTTTTGAAGAAGATTTAGAATCAAGAGACGATTGGTTTCAAACTTTTACAAAAGGATTAGATTTATTAGGTATAAATGGAGAAGATAGGTCAGAACCTTTCGTTGGAGCGTCTGGAGTTCATCATCCAATACTAGCAGAAGCAGTTACACAGTTCCAAGCACAAGCATATAAAGAATTACTTCCCGCAGGAGGACCTGTAGACGTAGAAATTTTAGGAAAAACAGATGATAACAAAGTTTCTAGGGGAAATAGAGTAAAAAACTTCATGAATTACCAAATTACGTGTCGAATGGAAGAATACGACCCAGAAATGGACCAATTATTGTTTTATTTACCGCTTTCTGGTTCAGCTTTTAAGAAAATTTACTACGACCCCGCTTTAGGACGTGCTTCAGCAAGATTTATTAAAGCAGAAGACCTTGTTGTACCGTATTACGCAGTAGATTTACTTACAAGCCCAAGAATCACTCACGTAATTAATATGACTGAGAATGAATTACGTAAAATGCAACTTTCTGGGTTTTATAGGGACGTAGATTTAGGAAATCCAGGAGCAGATATAGGTTCTAATGAAGTAGACGATAAAATTGATGAAATACAAGGTATTAGTAAAACAATTAGTGAAGAAGAATACACTTTACTAGAAGTTCATGTTGATTTAGACATAGAGGGTTACGAAGATACAGATAAAAATGGTGAACCGACAGGATTAGCGTTACCTTACATAGTAACTATCTGCAAAGATATGAATAAAGTTTTATCTATAAGAGCTAATTACGATAAAGAAGACCCAATGCGTAAAAAGATAGAACACTTTACACATTACAAGTTTCTTCCAGGACTAGGTTTTTATGGTTTTGGACTTATTCACATGATGGGTGGATTAACTAAATCTGTTACTGCAATATTAAGACAACTAATAGACGCAGGAACTTTATCTAATTTACCAGCAGGTTTTAAATCTAGAGGATTAAATATTCAAAGAATGGATGACCCATTACAGCCTGGAGAATGGAGAGACGTTGACGCTCCTGGTGGTAGACTAACAGATTCGTTTATGACGTTACCATATAAAGAACCTTCAGGAACTTTAGCTAATTTATTAGGTGCTTTAGTAACTTCTGGAAAACAATTCGCTTCTACTATAGAAAATCCGACTGGAGATGGAAATTCCGAAGCACCAGTAGGTACAACCGTAGCTCTTTTAGAAAAAGGGCAACGTATTATGTCTGCAATACATAAAAGATTACATTATGCTCAAAAAACTGAATTTAAAATTTTAAAAAGAATATTTGGTGAGTATTTACCAGATGAGTACCCTTACGAAGTACAAGGTGCTTCTTCTACAGTTTTTAAACAAGATTTTGATGATAGTGTAGATATTATTCCTGTAAGTGACCCTAATATCTTTAGTACAACACAAAGAATTACATTAGCACAGACGCAACTGCAATTAGCACAATCAGCACCTGAATTACATGACTTACGAGAAGCGTATCGTAAAATGTATTTAGCATTAAACGTAAAAAATATAGAAGCGTTATTACCTGAGGCAGAAGAAATACCGCCAAGAGACCCTATTAGTGAACAACAAGCAGCACTAACAGGTAATCCTATAAAAGCGTTTGATTTTCAAAACCACGAAGCGTATATAGCAGCACATAGTGCTTTTTTACAAAATCCAATGGTTGCTCAAAACCCTACAGCTTTACAAGTTATAGGAGCTAATATACAAGAAAGACAAGCTATGCTTTATAGACAACAAATACAACAAGCGTTAGGTAGAGAGCTACCGCCAGTTGGAGAAGAAATGTCTCCAGAGGTTATGAATGAAATAGCAGTAGCAGCAGCTCAAGCTACACAAGTAGTAACAGGTCAAGCACAAGCTATGGCAGAAGCACAAGCTAGAGCACAAACAGACCCACAAAGAGAAATGTTTGAGAAACAGTTAGACTTCGAAAAACAACAATTAGCTCAAAAAGAAAATGAAGATATAAGAGATAAAGAAGTAGAATTAGCTAAAGCTCAATTAAGTGCTAATTTAGAATTAGAAAAGCTAGATACTCAAACAGCTATAGATATTCAAAAATTAGAAGCACAAACTCAAAAAGATTTAGATAAAGATTTTATAGAAACAGTAAAAGTTTTAAAAGACATGGATAGATAATGGCATATTATAAAAAGAAAAAGAAAAAGAAGACTAGTAAATAATCAAAAGATTAACATATAATACACGGATTATGGAAAATAAGATAAAAGAAGTAAAGCAATCAAAGCTGATTACTGATTCCGAAGGGAAAGTTGTAGGTGAGGAAATCCAAATAAAAGGCTCAGGTGCAGCAACAAAAGGAAACAAGTTTTATAGATACATTAAGTAATTAATGGATTTTATAATGGGTACGGAGTATTTACTCCGTAAGGTGCGAGAGAGACGCGAAGCTCTTTCGCAGACACTTGCTGTTGGAGGTGTTGAAGATTTTAATCAATACCAAAAGATAGTAGGGCAAATCGCAGGATTGAATTTCATTGAACAGGAAATTCAAGACCTACATTCTAATATGGAGGATGTTAATGACTAATACTGTTCCCGACCGAGTAGAAAACTTCGGTAGCGATAAAACTCCTGTTCCTCAGGAGCCAAAAATCACTCACGAAAACTTAGACTCGCATAAAGAGCGATTACCCAAACCAACGGGTTATCGAATTTTAATATTGCCTTTCACTATGTCTAGTATAACTAAGGGTGGAATACACTTAGCTTCACAGACTGTAGATAAAGAAAGGTTAGCAACCGTTGTTGGATATGTCGTATCTCTTGGACCTGACGCTTATGGTGATTTAGGAAAATTTCCTGATGGAGCTTGGTGTAAGGAAGGAGATTGGGTTATATTCGGTAGATATGCTGGTGCTCGTTTTCAAATTGATGGTGGCGATATGCGACTGTTAAATGATGACGAAATATTAGCAGTTATCGATAATCCAGAAGACATACTATCATCATAATCATGGAGGAGGTACCATGCAACAAGAAGAAGAAAAAATAGAACTAGAACTCCCTGAAGGGGAAGTTGATATAAGGGAGGCAGATGTAGACGATACTATCGTTGATGAGCCTGAACAAGAACCAGAAGTAGTAGAAACTAAAGATGAATTAGATTCTATAAGTGATTCAGTACAAAAACGTATTGATAAACTAACTTATAAAATGCGTGAAGCAGAACGTCAAAGAGACGAAGCTGTAAAATACGCTGAAACTTTAAATAGTGCTAATTCTGATTTAAAAACTAAATTAAAAAGTTCTGACTCATCCCTTTTCAAAGAGTATGAAAATAGGATACAATCTGACCTCGAAAGAGCCAAAATTGAGCTCAGAGAAGCAAATGAAGCACAAAATGCAGAAGCGATTACA